CGCGTGTTTTTTTTTTTTTTTACAGAGGTTTCCTAGGAAAATCTCCAGCGTCACTGAAGAAAACCAATAGAAAACTTAATGAAAACTGTAAAACGAGCCCAAGGATCACTTGAACAGAGTGTTTTACGGATTCACCCAACCTATGCATTAATTTAGTCATGTTCCAATCACTTTCCCTTCGGAACTCCAAACTGATTTAAACGTATCTCCAGAGGAGAGTATTTGTATCAAACCAGACAATAATAACCAACCAAAAGATTCTGGAAGCATGTACCGTTCCAACATGGCCTCAACTAACCCTAGTCTTACATCGTAATCAGTGTACTCCTCGGTAAAAAGTTTATACGACTCATATCTCTCGTCCAAAGCAGAAAAATCAGCCGGCGTCAACCAGACACCTAGCTTCACAGCAAGTAACACAGGGTCATAAACCCATTGAACACCATCCAAAGTATGAATAAAGAACCGTGATGCACAATACCCATGTTTGAATTCTTCGGGCTTTCCCATCAGACCGAAAAGAAACATTAACTTTTCACTAACACCAGAGATATACGGAATTGGTTTATTGTAGGCTATGATACTATCATCACCTTTAATAAGCGCCCAATTAACGTCCTCACGCTTAATCCGATAAACAAACCAAATAGTCAACATGCACACAATCGTGTTCCCTAGTAAAGTTGTCAATTGGCCTGTTCGACGTTGCAGTTCAAGATGTAGTTTAAACAAGAATGATACTGCACGTATCACACCGATATCTTGACCGGCGAACCAAGTGTTAGCCTCATCGATGTCCATGCCAAACTCCAAATAGAACCCTCTCTCCAAAGGTAAAACATTATACCCTTCACCTTTGTCATATTTAGAATAATCATTCTCCCGATAACGCTCCCCCAATCGAGAGAATTTTGTTGCCCAATCGCCGATGCCTTTTTCACTGACACGGGATGAGATTCGCACATTTGCGGGCAAAGATTCAACTATCCGTCGATGCAGTTCATTGAATTGGGAAGTAAAAGTCATGTTGATCTCACCAGGG